AGACTGGCTCAGACGTTTCAGTCGGTGGCTCGTTCTGGCACAGACGTTTCAGTGGCTCGAGTGACATGCGAGCGGCGATCGCGTGTCACTCGCGGTGACGGTGGCGCCACGGTGCGTGCGCTCGGTGTCCGAGACGGTGGGTGCGGTGGGGGAGAAGGGGGGTACCTGGGTGTCACTCCGATGTACGTGACCCAGTGAACTATCTTTGTTCACCTCCCACATCCCCTGCAGCCATGGGCCGGGAGGGTGCGCCACATCCTCGAACCGTCAGGTCAGTGCGAACGTCGATCGTCCGAGCGGAGCGAGGCGAGCGACAGAAGGAGATCGTAAGCCCAGGATCCGATCTCACCAGAGACAGACCCCAACCCCCCATGTTGGAGACGAGATCAGTTTCGTGACCTTTCAGACATCTTCCAAACGAGGGAGGTTGTGGGGCAGTTTCTGAAGCTGACCTCAACCGAGCTGCGGGCATTACTCGCTTGCTCAACGACCGGGGTTCCCCGCCGAGCGGGGCTTCATCACCCACGGGCAGCCGCTCGGCGACGAGCTCTGGTTCATGGGCGCCTGACATAGCGGCATTGTGATGGAGGCGGTGATCAAGGGGCTGCTGACTGCGAGCCGCCCAGGTGTTCCTTTACCGGCCGCGCCCCCTGATCGTGGGGTAGCCATTCATCACCCTGGCCCGGGGGGTGCAGCTGGCCGGCCCTGCACTTCCGTCACGCCTCCCGGCGATCTGGCGATATGTCGGTCGCACCCCGCCGGCGGATCTGGGCCCCGCCGGAACTCGCCCTGTGTCGCCGGTCGTCAACATTGCTGCCGGGTCCTGAATCGTGCTCCCCTCACACTGCCACGTCGACCGGACGCTGTCGACACTTCGATTCCCCAACATCGCAGCCGCAAAGGTTTCAGATGGAAAGGTTGAGGAGGGTCAACTTTTTCGGCCGTGGCGCTTTTTGAGATGGTCGGTGCCCTTACCGATGCGATACGCGTGCTTGCGGCTTCGTATCGGCGCGCCCTTGATCACCGTCGGCTCGATGCCCGCCAGGCTCATCTGATGCAACACCTGGGCAGCCTCCGCTTCGACGCCACGAATCGAAAACACCCAGAACAACACCCGGACGCCGGCGGCCACCTCGCCGACAGCATGGCTGAACATCCGGTCATGCACAGCGTGCTGCGTCGGCGCGCTCGAGCCCTTCCAAACGGTGCGCTCCTCGACGCTGTTGTGCTTGCACCACGAATGGACACACGAACCCAGCCCCCTGCCGCCCTGGGCGACCACCACCAGCCCGCGGCGATCCAACGTATCGAGCCGCTCAGCAAGATGCTGATAGTTCCCCCACGCCAAATCGCCGCACACAAACACCGTCGTCGAATGCGTCATGCCGCCCTCCGCTCGAGCTCGGCGTTGCGCAGCGCCAGCATCTCGGCCGGCGGCGTCGAGTTGTAGACGACCCCGCCGATGATGTCGGGGATCGCCGACGCCACAGCTGGCCACGGGCGCCGGAAGCCAATCGACTGGCCGGCGAAGTTCATGCCGAAGTCGATCGCGTCCCCTTCGATGAGGTGCAGCCGCCACAGGTGCTCGACTGGCGTCGCGCACACCACGTCGGCGAGCATCGCCTCCAGCTCCGTCGACCACTGGCGTCGGTGTATCGCCAGGAAGTCGGCCACGGCGTCGGGATAGGTCACGTAGTCGTTCGTGTTCACGCTCATTTGGTCCTCCGCTTCTCGTTCCAGGCCTGCTTGGCCTCCCGGTGCGCCACCGTGCATCGGGAGCACCGGCAGCCGTAGTTCGTGTAGCCACCGGCCTTCCCGTGCTGGGGGTGGCTCGGGTCTCGCAGCATGCGCTGCACCGTCACTCGCCTCATCGGCATCGCCGACCTCCTCGTTCCCGGAGGTAGTATATACCCCCTCCGGAGTGGCGTCGAACCTTGCATCTGCAACCATTTCATCTGGAAAGGTTGAGCCGGATCAACAGTCGACAGCAGGTAGCCGAATGTGGCATCATCGCTCCATGGATACCAACTCACCCAAGCCGCGGCCCCGACTCGGACTCGCCGCCCTCAACGCCATGTTCTTCCCGACGAAGGAGCCGCACACCCCGAAGGTGAAGCCGATGGTCGGCAAGCCCACGGAGCACCGGCCCAACGCCCGCCAGCTCGCCACCGAGCGGCGCACCACACCCAAGCGCATCGGCCGCCTCGTCGACCGGAACCCCCGCAGCGGGCTCGGCCGCGAGCTCACCCGTCGCCTCGAGCAGGTGGCCGGCTGATGGGCGACCTCTACGACGCCGCCCTGGAGGTGGCTGACGCTCATCACGAGGCCCGGATCGACGACCAGATCGATCGCCTGCACGGCGATGGCGCTGCGGCCGAGCTCGCTCGAGCGATGGCCGACGGCGAGATCAAGGTCGACGGCACCCCGAAGCGTCCGCTCGTGCAGTTCCTCGTCGAGCGCTACAAGGACGGGGACTTCACGGTCGAGTGCGACCTGTTCCCCGAGCTCTACGTGTGCGAGGGCACGTTGCCGGCGGCACTGCGGGCCACCGCCGCCCAGATCGAGGAGATCGCCATGGCGCACGTCGTCGCCGAGATCGATCGTCGCCTCGCCGGAGAGCGCTGATGCCCTGGACCGTGATGTCCGACGCCGAGGTGGCCGAGGTGCTGCGCACCGTCGCCACCGTGCACGAGTCGGGCGACGCCGGCCAGATGCTCGGCGATCTCAACGTCGATCGTCTGCGCGCCAAGGCCGACCTGCTCGACCCACCGCCGATCAAGGCCGGCGACACGGTGACGGTGCGGGGTGAGTCGGAGAGTTTCACGGTCGAGCACGTCCGTTACGAGGCTGTCTGGGTGGTTCCCGTCTCGACGCCCGGGTCTCCGGGCATGCTCGTTTTGCTCGAACGACTGACCATCGTCAAGCGCTCTTGACCGTCAAGGTCGTTGGTGGCAGGATGTGTCCAACGAGATGTCACCCCGGATCGCTTGCGCAGCCGGCTCTGTACGGATCGTTGGGCACACGCCGGGCAGGAGGAGTCCTGATCACGCCACCTTGGCCCGGCGCCCGCCCGCCCATCAACTAGGAGGACCCATGGGATACCAGCCCGACCCCGTACTCGCCCGCCAGGAGCTCCACGCTCGCATCTACAACAACTTCAGGGCGCACCCGCCGAAGACGCCCGAGGTGAAGGCCGCTCTCGACGAGGTCGCCGCCGTCTTCGAGCACGCCGGCCACCGAGCCATCGACCTCTGCCCGCCCGGGCGGGAGCTGTCGCTGTGCCTCACGAACCTTGAGGCCGCCAAGCGGGACGCCGTCGCGGCGATCGCCTGCCACCAGGACGACTGATGGAGTGCCCCGTTGACGATCAGGGGTGCCTGGGCGATCAGACCGAGGAGTGTCTGCAGTTCTGCACCGAGGTCGGTAGCCGTCCACATCGGGGTGGCCCGGCACTCCAGATCGGCGGGCCCCACATCTCGCCGACTCGAGCGCCGGATCTCGTGCCGATGATCCGCACTGCCCAGACCTGCCCATGTCCGTCATGTACCGCCCTGCGTGACTCCGATGAGACGGAGCCCAGCCGGGATCCCTCGAAGCTGTAGTATCCCCGGCATGGGAAGCAGATGTTCATGCGGTGCAGGCAGCGGCAGCGGCGGTAGCGGCAGCAGCATCAACACGATCCACACTACGTCAGGAGCCCCGAGCAACCTCGTCGGCAGCAACGGCGATTACGCCATCGACCCAGCAACATGGCATATCTATGGGCCGAAGACTGCGGGAGTATGGCCCGCCGGCGTGAGCCTCGGTGGTGCCAGCGGGACCGGCATCACTCGCGTCGTCGGGTTTACCACCCCCATCCCACCTGGCACGCCTGTCGGGAACCTCATCGCACGGGTGCCGTAATGCCGGAGAAGCTCCTCCAATACCGCTTCATTGGCCAGACCGGCATGCCAGTCATACTGACACCAGGGGCGTGCGCGCATCTCGACGTTGGCTTCCCCTACAGGGTTCGCACATTGCCCGAGCCAGTCAGTGGCGGTGTCACGGCGTCCGACATCGAAGTGAATCCAGACGGGTCGCTCAATTTCACACCGAGCGGTTCGCCTATTCTTGGCGGCATCTTGGTCACCGGCGACGGAACCGTAGCGCCGACAGTGTTTCAGGGTCAGCCAATTCTCGGAAACGAGAACACCATGCACTTCCGCATGAACCGCGACGGGTTCACGGACCACGCACCGATGACGAGCTACTCGATTTCGTTCCTCTATCAGATCGAAGGCACCTTTCAGCTGTCGGACACCCGCCGCTTCTTCGAGGTGCGCGAGGGCAACACGGTGCGCTGGGGCCTCGGCATCACCGGCAAGCCACTCCCATTCTTGGACGACTCGGTTTCCAACCGGCTAGTCCTACTCGAGGGGGCCGGTACTGAGCTTGTGCGCAGCCACGTCGACTTCGGTCGCGTCTTTCAGTACACGTGGTACAAGTTTGAGATCCAGGTCCAGCCGACTAACCCGAAGATCACCGTGCGCGTGTACACGCTGTCCCTCCCCGGCGGCGTGGTCACTTGGACCCTGTCTTCTCTGTTGAGCCTGACATCACCCGGATCAAGTCCATCCTCAGTATCAGCTAACCGATGTTCGTTCGGGATCCCACCCGATGCTGTGGGTTCATTCAACAGCACAATTGGATGGAAGCTCGCGAATATTCAAGCATGGGACAACACGCTGGCGGATTCTGGTGACGGCCTAGGCAACCTATTTCCAAATTACGATATCCCAGAGCCAAAGATCCGGTGGGGTGACGGGACCGACGAAACGCCCCAGATGGTCATTTCGTACTGGGATGGGACCACTGAACACCCACAAACAAGCCAGCTGAACGATCCCTACTCGATGATGTTTCGGCCCAACGAGATCTACTTCCCTGGCGTCGTCGATCCGGGCAACACGCAGTACGGTACCGACGACCCTGATGTGCAGCGGTACCTTGTGATCAAACCACCAGGCCCGACACCGCCAGGCGGGTGGCCGTACGGCATGTGGGTGACTACCAACTACTTCTGGGCCGGCGACTACTCGGGCGTGCTGCAGTATCACAACGACATGCTCACACATATCCTGCAAATGGGTGTGGCAGTGGTATCCACGGGGGTACGGCTGGCACTACCGGACGGCAGCCGCAAGACATTCCCGCACGCCATTCTGGACGCCAAGCTGGCAGCGCGCCACGTGCAGGCGAATCGCACCGACCTCAACCACTCCAAACGTGTTGCCATGGGCCACTCGTCTGGAGGTCACATCTCTGGTGGTGCGCTAATCAGCCGGAATCTTACCAATAACGGCCCCGGACCCGGCCCCAACCAGGGGAAAGACCTGACGTTGAACGGCAACGGCTATGGCGGCGGTCCCGGATCTGACCCAGACTACATCGGCTCCCTGTTATTTAGCCCGGCCATTGACATGCAACGTACTTGGGCGGAAGATCCAACATTCCCGCATGTCTTCGGCTACGGCGGCGCCCAACTAGCTATCACCGCTTACCTTGGTGAGGCGCCCGGAACGAACCCGCCCAACTTGGATGGCGTCAATCTGCACGAATGGATTCCGCTCAACGCATCAAATCAGCGGCCCACTTATGTGATCGGAGCTGACGGCGACACGGTAGTTCCGAAGCACAATGGCATTACACTTCGAGACACCCTGCTCGCCAACGGCATCAGTAATGCAGTTTTTGAAAACATCGGGCTCGTCACCCACCCGGAAGTGACCTCACAGTTCACGCACCTCTGGAAGGATTGGCTGAAAACGCTCATGGGGATCTAGGTACCCGCCAAGCCCTGGTCTTCTAGTCCGGCTGGATCACCTTAGTTACGACAGCCCGATCCAGCCGTCGGTCTCGGGTGCGAGCCCGAGGAGCTCGGCGAATACGACGACGCGATACGGCCGGCGCGCTCCAGTCTCAGCGCTCGCCAGGTGCCCGTTCCTGAAGCAGAACTCGACGACCTCCACGTCCTGCGGCTGCGCACCGGGCAGGTGCACGGCGAACTCGACCGGGCTGGCGTGTCGCTCCCCGGATCGGAAGGCGACGATTTCGGCGTCGGTCGGCCAGTCGAAGCTCGAGCGGATGGTGGCGGCGACCTCGGTCGCCTCTGCTGGGGTCATCTGGTCCTCCTGGTAGGCGAACATCATGTCACAGCTTGACCGTCAAGGCCAGAACAACTAGCGTCGTCGTCAACCCACTCCGGCCTCTCTCAAGCATCGCGTCAGATACAGAGGGTTCCCAAAACTCGCATCTGGGCCGGGCAGGGGCGAGTCAATGCAATGCGGCCCCCGAGTTGATCACGGGGGCCGCAGCGCGCTTGACCGCGGTCATAGGCTGAGCCCATGGCAACCACGAAGACGAAGACGAAGACGATCGCCGGGACGACGGGCGGCATCACGCTTGCCGGCATCCTGATCTGGCTGGCTTCACTCGGTGGCGGCGGGTCCCCGCCACCTCCGACCCCCACGACCCGGCCGTCCGTCGCCTCGACGACCACGAGCTCGACCACCACCACGGTGAAGCCCCCCGCCGTCTCGGCGGTGAAGCGCTTCGGCGCCGACGACGCTTCATGGAATCAGCCGGCCGCCAAGTACGGTCCGGCGCCCGACCTGCAGGAGTACGCCACCCGGTTCTTCGACCATGCCGGCGGCGCCGACGAGCCCGGCACGGTGAGCGTGGCATTCGGCGACTACTCGATCCCCGTGCACGACGCGGCGAAGGCGACGACCGTCGCACGGGTCTATCAGGCGACGTGGGCCCAGGCGCTCTACACGACGAACGTCGGCGCCTCGATGCCGTGGAACCCGGCCTGGCGACCCGGCACCGGCAACGACAACCTCATGACGATTATCGACTACAAGACCGGGACGGTCTGGTCTGTCGGTGGCATCGGCCAGTTGCCGGTCAACTGTTTCGACTTCTTCGGACCCAACGGGCAGGCCGGATACGAACTCGGCAACCCACTGCACCTCTGCTCAACCGGGGTGCTGCGTCATGAGGGCGCCTACACCTTCAAGGACGGTTCCACCGTCGATGGTCGCGGCATGGGAATCAATCAGATCGCCCTCACAGTGCGCGCCGAGGAGGTGCGCGCCGGCGTCATCGCTCATGCAGTCCCGGTGGCGATCACCGGCACGATGTTCGGTGCGCCGGCCTGCGCCCCGCCCGGCGATCCGACGGTACCCGGCTTCGGCCGGACGTGCGGCGGGTTCGTGAAGCCCGCCACGAAGCTGGAACGCACGAACCCCAACGTCGGCTGCGCCGCCCAAGCGGTGACCGAGGCCGAGCGCGCGAAGACGGTGCCCGAGGGCATGCGCTTCGTCTTGAAGATCAGCGACAGCGAGATCGAGCAGTGGCTCGACTCGAGGAAGTTCACCGGCCCACTGCGGCGCACCGCCAAGATCTTCGCCGTCGCGCTGAGGGACTATGGCTGGATAGCGGCTGAGTCGGGGTGCTTTGGAAGTCTCATCCAGACAGATTCGGCCATCGAGGGCGATGCTGCGTCGATCTGGCGCAACGAGCTCGGCATCACCGGCACGGGCAACTTCCCCAACGGCAACCTCATCGACGGCCTCATCAAACGGGACCGCATCGTCGTCATCCAGCCACCCCCTTGACGACAGCTTCGGGGTGAGGCATCATCTTTCCGTCGGCGGGTCCTCCCAACGACACCCTGCTCCCTACAAGTGGGGTTCGAGTTGGTAGCTCGTGATTCGGCCCTCGGACTTCGGTCCGGGGGCCGTTTCGCGTCTTGACGGATGAGGTGGCAAGATGTAGCTTCATCACATGTCCAGCTACCAACGCATTGACCTGCCCGGCGGCCCAGTGCTCGTGCCCAGGGACGGCACCCGCTCAGAGATCTCCGGTCTCATCCGCCAGCAGCTCGAGGAGCGGCGCCGCAACGAGCAGCGCCGCTGCCGTGAGGAGACCTGCTCGTGTGGCGAGCCGGCCTTCTTCGAGTGGGTCATGGGCGCTGTCATCGTGCTCGGCATGCTCAACCTCGTGCGGGTCATCCGCAAGGAGCGCCGTCGTGGGCCGGGGTGAGCCCTTGGCGGCTCACTTCGACGCGGAGAGGGCCGTCCAGACGATCGGCCGACGTGACCTCGCTCGCCGACTTCGAGCCCACGCCGAACTGCACTCCGACTCCAAGGACATCCTGCTCGAGGCCGCGGCTATGCTGGCCCCGACCAAGGAGTCCTGATGGCAGCACACGCGACGACGACCAACCCCGACGGCAGCTTCAAGTTCACGCCGCTGCACCAGCTCATCGACGGCGTCTGCGGTTGGACGGGCCGGGCGCTGACGCTCGACGAAGAGGCGCTTCACGCCCAGGATCAGCTCGACGGAACCGTGAAGCTCCACGCCGGCCAGCACTTCCTCGTCAGCTCGTTCTGCCAGTTCACCGGCGAACAGGGCGACATCCACGTTGCCGACGAGGCGCCTGACATCGAGACTCGGCCGCCCGATGGCGAATGAGGCCTGGCGGGAGCCGCTGCGGGACATGAGCCCGCTCGGCCGCCTCCGCAGGTGTCTCGGACGGGCTCTCGCCCGCATCGCCGTCAAGTTGCTCAAGTCCTAGTTCAACCCGACGACGATCCGGGTACCGTCAGGTCGTCACCACCTACAGGAGGACCCATGTCCGACACCCAGCCAACCATCGACGAGCTCGACGAGCTCCTCGCCGCAACCGAGACCGAGGTCGCGCAGACCGAGGACGTGGAGCGCAGCGCTTCGCTCCTCATCGGACGCCTGTCCGAAGGTCTGTCGCAGATCGCCGACGACGCCGAGACCGCGGCCACCGACCCCGACGCGCCCGAGGCGCCCGAGGCCGAGTCGACCGTGCTCACCACGGTGATCGAGAAGCTGCGCAGCTTCGCCGAGCGTCTCGACGCCTCCCAGGGCAGCCTGGGCGCTGCGATCGTCGCCGCCACCCCGGCGGCTCCCGACGCTCCGGCGCCGCCCATCACCCAGGAGCAGGTCGATGCCGCCGTCGAGGCGGGCACCGTCACCCTGCCGACCGCTCCGGCGGCCGAGGGCGAGACCTTCCTCGAGGGCGACTTCGAGCCCGAGGTCCAGCCCGACCCGCCGGCCGGCACCGCCGACCTCGGCGAGCCGAGCGAGGGCAACGAGAACGACCCCGCTTTCAACTCGGGCACCGTCGACCCGGTCGACGAGACCGTGGTCGATGACGAGCCTGTCGTCGACGGTGCCGAGACCACGGAGTCCGGCAACTGATCTGAGACCCCGCCGGCGTCCGACCGCTGTCGGCATCCGGGTCACAGGAGAACGAGCCCCGCCAGGTCGTGTGGCGGGGCTCGTTCGCGTCTCGGGTTGCCTCCTGGCGTATGATGCGCGGAAGGCCGACCGAGGAGCACCGCTATCATGAAGCGCTGGAGTGGCGTCATCGCCATCGAAGGAATCGAGACCCGTGACGGTCGGATCATCGACGAGTTCGTCTGGGATCCTGGCCTCCTACCCATGAACTTCTCGTGCCAGTTCCTTCGGGCTGAAGGCCACGACGGGGCTGACGTGACCTCGGCCAACATGACCGAGATCACCCGGGTCGGCAACCAGATCCTCGCCTCGGGCTACTACATGGACACGCCCGCCGGGAACATGGCGGCCATGCTGCTCGGCGCCGGCACGCTCACCGCGGTCTCGGTCACCGGCGGCAAGGTCGAGGACTACCGCTGGGAGCTGCTCGACCAGAACGGCAACCTCGTCACCGACGAGCAGTACATGGAGATGCCGGCCGAGAAGCAGGCGCTCTGCCGGAGCCGCCAGCACTTCGGCCGCCTCGAGATCGCCGGGCTCACCCAGGTCGACGTGTCGGCGTTCCCGGGCGCCCGCATCGCCCTGGTCGCCGAGGAGGCGCCGACCCGCCTCGTGGCGTCGGCCGCCGGGGTCGCTGGCCACAACCCCGAGTGGTTCAAGAAGTTGGCGTTTGCCGGGCCGACGCGCCTGCAGATCACCGCCGATCGTCGCATCTTCGGCCACGTCGCCACTCGCGACCAGTGCCACCGCTCGTTCACCGACCGGTGCGTCAACCTCGACTACAACGACGACCTGAAGGACTTCCACAACGGCACGGCGCTGCTCACCACCGGTGAGCTCATCTCGGCCAAGGGGATTACCTGCGCCGACCTCCACGCCCCCGACGGCAACTTCAGCTACGACCAGATCCAGCACATCATCGAGGACACCGGCCTGCAGTTCGGCGTCGTGCGGGCCTACATCGACGAGTACGGCATCCAGCTGTGCGGCGTCGCCTTCTCCGACGTGCCCGAGCCGACGCTCGACCGTGTGCGCGCCGGCACCCCGTCCGTCGACGCCCGTCGCAAGTCCGGCGCCATGAAGCTGTTCGGCGTGCACGTCGTCACCACCGGGGGTCTGCCCGTCGAGGTCGATGAGGACGAGGACGGCCGGATGCTCCGCATGGTGGCCTCGGCAGCCGAAGGCCTCGACGTGGGCCCGGCCGTGACCGAGCTGGCGCTCGCCGACGACGGCGAACTCGACTCGGTCGTGCCGCCGTGCGACTGCGCGGAGCTCACCGACGACATCACCGTGCCCGAGTTCTCGGCCGTAGCGCCGGCGCCGGCCGACCCCGAGATCGACCTCGAGGTGGCGGTATCTGACAGCGAGCTGGCGCTACTTGACTCCGATCTCGCGCTACTCGATCTCGCGATCTGATCGGACAATGCTGGACATCTGCGCGAGGGATGCGTAGAGTCCGGGGCAATCGAGAGGGGCTGCACACCCAGTGTCGCTGCCGGACCTTCGCCCAGCGGAGCCGGGTTCCCTGAACGTGATCCACTCGGATGCAACCCGCGTCCCCTGTTTCCCGTGAGGAAGAACCCTGCTATGGACCCCATTCAGATCCTGAACGACATCGTCGCTCTCATCACCGATCCGGCCAAGGCCGAAGAGTTCGGTGCGCTCAGCGCCGCCGACGTGCGAACCAAGCTCACCGAGCTGGCCGCCGCCGCCCAGGCCGTGCGACCCAACGTGACGACCGACGAGGCCGCTCGCACTGCCTTCGCGGCGGTCGCCAACGCCGCCACCGTCGGCCGTGCCCGTTACGACGAGCTCGCCACCGCCGAGTCGGTCGCTCTCGCAGCGGTCGACGCCGACGACACGGCGCTTGCCGCCGCCACCACCTTCGAGACGCCGGCCCCCGCCGCGCCGACCGTCCCGGCTCCCGCCGAGCCCACGGCCACCGAGCTCTCCCCCGAGGAGCTGGCTGCCCTGAACCCGGCGCCGCCCGTCGGCCTCCCTGGCGCTCCGGCATCGGTCGCCGACCTGACGCCCGAGCAGCTCGCCGCCGTCCAGGCGCAGTACGGCACGGCGCCGATCGACGCCACGCCCCGTCCCCCGGTGGACTTCGCCATCCTCCGTGGCGCTCCCGAGGTCGAGCCCGTCGTCGGGACCGGCATCAAGGCGTCGTCGCGGCTCGGCAACGTCAACGCCGGCGACGAGGTCCCCGAGCTCGCCATGCTGGGGCAGGCGTTCAAGGATCTGAGCATCGCCCACGCCACGCTGCAGCCGTCGCAGGACAACCCGCACCCGCTGGGTGGCAACGTCCGGCTCGGCACCATCGAGCATTCGCGCAACTCGCGCACCGTGTTCGCCGACGACCCCGAGATCAAGGCGCAGGGCCTCACCGATGACCAGCTCATCGAGCTGGCCACCAAGCAGGTCGTCGAGATGAACACCCGCAAGGGCGGGATGCTCGACTCGATCAAGGCCTCCGGCGGCCCCTGCGCCCAGGCCGAGTCCGACTACGAGGTCATCCTCAAGGGCGGCGACCTCACCACGTCGTTCATCGGCGGCCTGCCGTCGATCGTCAAGAACCGGGAGCTCTCGGTCTACGACTGGATCAACTTCTCGATGGCCAACCGGCCCGCCGCCGCCACGTCGACGGTGCCTGGCAACTTCAACAAGGTCACGGCGGCCCAGGACACGGCCGGGTACTACCCCGGCACGCTCTCGGGGCAGGATCTCACCGACGCCATCGCCCTCGGCAAGGCCGTCGAGAAGGGTTGCGTCCACATCGACTGCATCAACCCCCGGGCGCTGTCGTTCCACGCGATCTACCAGTGCCTCACCATCGGCAACTTCATCAACATCTCCTTCCCCGAGTACGTCGCGGTCTGGAAGGAGAAGATGGCGACCTACTTCCAGATCAGCCGGGAAGAGGACGCGATCGCCAAGGTGGTCACCCGGGCCCGCAAGATCAACCTCAACGCCGACGTGCTCGGCGCCAACCGCGACCTGTACTCGGCGATCAGCCGGTACGTCGCCTCGATGCGCTCTGAGCGGCACTCGCCGAACATGCGCATCAGCCTCGTGTTCCCCGAGTTCGCCAACCCCTGGCTGCTCGACGACCACCAGAAGCAGATGTTCCACAACTCGGACCTGACCGCGATCCAGCGGATCGCTCGGGACATTCCGAACCTCGACATCAGCTACTACAACGTCAGCGCCGGCGCCACCATCGGCGGCGCCCCGACGGTGCTCCCCGCCATCCCGCAGGGCTCGCTCACGGGCACCGGTGGCACCACCACCGGCCTGCAGGGCTGGCCGGTCGAGATGCGGGTGCTCGCCTTCCCCACCGGTGGCGTCTACCAGCAGAAGGTCGGCAACCTGGGCTTCGGTCTCCGTGAGACCGGCATGGGCACCAACGACTTCTCCATGTTCATGGAGATCTTCGAGGAGACGCACATCCGCACCGCGGATCTCGCCGCCCTCGACATCAAGCTCTGCGCCCAGGGCGAGGCCGCTGGCTCCAGCGTCATCGCCTGCGCCTGATCCACCGGACGATCCCTGAAGGGAGATCCGTCATGGATCCGAAGCTCATCGAGGTGCTCCGCAAGGCCAGTGTTCTGCCGGCCGACGGGGACATCAACGAGGCCGAGGTCAGCGAAGCGCTCCAGGCGGCCGGGTACATCATCCCGGCCGCCGTGGAGCGCCCGCCGGCCAACGGCCTGGCCGCAGCCCGCGGGCTCGGCCTCATCGAACCCCCCGACTGGTTCCTGAAGCGCGAGCGCTACCTGCTCGAGGGACGGGCCTGCCGGAGCATCGACCTGAAGTCGTTCATCTGCGACCCGGGCGGCACCCCGAACAACGAGGTGCCCGCCGGCGGTCGGATCCTGGCATCTCGCGCCGTGAACACCGTGTGGCTCGAGTCGACTCTGACCTGCTCGACGTTCGGCGCCGAGCTCGACGAGGCGTTCTGGAAGGCAGCGGTCACCGAGGACCTGGACCTCTGCGGTTGGTCCTACCTCGCTCGCGAGCTCTGGACCGGCGAGAAGGCGACGGCCAACGGCCAGACCAACCGCTTCCTCGCCTCGGTCGATGCCATCGACGTGATGACCGGCGAGGCTGTGTCAGAGGCCGACGAGTACCTCGACGAGAACGACGACCCCGTTGCTGACAGTCATGCCGTCGCTTCGACGAGCATCGTCAACGCCGTCGGTGCGCTCGAGGACGCCCTGTCCAAGTGCACCTGCGGCGGCGTGCACATCATCCACACGTCGCCCCGCAACGTCGCGGTCATGTCCGATCACGGCCTGATCGACCGCATGGGTGGTCGGATCTTCACCAAGCGCGGCACGCTCGTCATCGACGACAACGGCTACCCCGGCACGGGGCCCGAGGGCACCCCGCCCGTCACGGCGACGACCAACTACATCTACGCCACGTCGGTGCTCACTGGCCGCCTCGGCGGGGCGGCCGAGACGGTCTACCCGCAGAGCGGCGCTCAGCAGAACTGGATCCTGGCGAAGTCCAACGACATCGTCTACCAGGGTCAGCGGCCCGGCGCGATCTCGTGGCTCTGCTGCCACTTCGTCGCCCGGGTGGAGACGCCCTGATGCCCGGTGACTTCATCCCCGCCGGTCCCTACGTGTCCGCCGTGGATGCCAAGGTCGCCGACGCCATCAACGATGGGGTGACCACGGTCGCACCGTCACAGAACGCCGTGTTCGACGCACTCGCCCTGAAGGCCCCGCTCAACTCTCCAGGCTTGACTGGCACCCCGACCGCACCGACCGCGCCGCCTGGCACAGACTCGACACAGATCGCGACCACCGCGTTTGTGCTGGCCAACGCACCGTCCGCCACAGCGGTCTCCACGGTCCCGGCCACTACCGGCCTCGACCCGGCATCCACCGATGTCGAAAAGGCTCTCACCGAACTCGCAGCACGACCCAGCGGCGGTGGGACGTTCCCGATCCCGCATCCGTTGCCCCTGACTTCTGGAACCTATTCGGTGCCGGGGTTCTTGGCAAGCGGCATTCGAACAACATTGGGTTGGAACGGAAATCGCCGTTTGGATTTCTATCCGATCATTGTGCAAAAGGCGCTTGCTGTTGACGCCATGCAGTGCTACGTGTATACGGCTGGAGGCGCTGGGTCACTTTGCATGTTGGGTTTATACACTGCTGATAACAACTTCAAACCGCTGGATAAAATTGAACAATCCGTCTCGATGAACTCTGCAACCACTGGCTCGAAAGTGGCGACGTTTGCCGAACGGGTGTTGGAGCCTGGGTATTACGTGCTGGGGCTGAATGTCAATGTGGCAGACGCTACTGGGCCAGTCATGCTCGGGATGGGTTACCATGCGCCATTCCTTTTCGGGGATGGCTACTCTTCCGTCTATTCTTATCGGATACCTGGCGCACCCTTTTCGATGCCTGATGGCCCCCTAGCTCCATCTGTGGAAGGCGCCCCGAATAGCGTATTTCCAATGTATGCCTTTCTGAGGGTTTTGAGGTTCGCTGATGATTGAGATATACGATATCAACGGCCTGGTTGAGACCGTAGAGGACAACGGTGACGGCACAGGTCTCCGCACCTCCTACGACAGCGAAGGCAACGTCACCGGCACCGAACAACTCACCGGCCTGCCGATCCCCGACCTTCCAGCGGACCCCGATCTCATCCCACCCGACCCGACCCGACTGAGGAGTCCCCGATGAGTCTCACCAACAAAGCCAGCGTCGCGGACGATCCGGTGTTCCGACGGCGCGTCCGTCAAGCCGCTACGGCGGCGGCGCAGAACGTCGCGTCCGAAGATCCGAACACCGCGAACCATGAGAAGCGCAAAGCGTTTGCCACTGCGGTCCTGACGTTGCCGAACCAATGGGCGCAGATCATCGCGGTCGGCATCGCGAACAACGGCAACGTCGGGTCGGGTGTGTCCGATCCGTCCGTCGATTCGACCGATGGGGACAGCGCCCTCGAGTACGTGATGTCCACCGTGTGGGACGCGTACTCGGGATGACCGCGACCATGGATCGGCGGGCAGCGCTCGACGCACTCCTCGCAGTGCTGGAGACACCGTGACCACCACGAAGCAGCCGAAGATCCCGGCGTGGCTCGTCGCCATCCTGATCGCGCTCGGTGTGATCGGGGTCCAGCCGGGCACCAGTGCCGGAATCACCGGTGCCGTAGGATGACAGCATGAGCGACTGCGCTGATTCCGTCTACTACCCACTCGAGCCGTACGCGTCGGTCGCAGATCTGTGCGGCCCGTGCAAGAACGTGGTGCTCGATCCCGAGGTCGAGCCCAACGACCTCGCTTCTTTCGAGGCGAGGTTGCTCTACGCTTCGCGTCGTGTCTTCATCGCGACCGGCGGTCGGTGGTCGGGGTGCGTCACGACGACCTGGGAAGTCGGATGTCGGAGCACCTGGCCCTGCTGCGGTCGAGCGAGTCTGACGGGTTGCGATTGCGACGGCGACTACGTCGAGCTTCCCGACGGGGCGATCCGCTCGATCGTCGAGGTGAAGGTCGACGATGAAATCGTCGAGGCCGAGCTCTACCAGCTGCGGGGACGCCGGCTCTACCGGACCGACGGCGAGCGCTGGCCCGTCGACGGCACGATGACCGTCGAGTACCGCTACGGCATCGACGTGCCGCCCGAGGCGAAGCCGTTGATCGCCGACTACGCGTGCGAGATGGTGAAGGCCTGCAAGCCGAACACGAACTGCGCTCTGCCCAAGGGGTACCGCATGCTCCAGATCGGCAACGCCGTCTACGAGATGCCCGACCCGATGGACTACCGGATCAAGTTCCTGACCGGCTACACGCCGCTCGACGACTGGATCGTGGCCATCATGGCCGGCCACGCCCGCACCCGACCGCGCATGGCCGGCCGCCGACCGGAAGGACGCCGCACCGCATGAGCCACGAACTCGAGCCCATCCCCGTCCTGGCGCCGGAGCCCGGCACACCGATGCGGGCCCCCTTGACAAGCACGCCGGTCGACCCGTTCAGTGGCCGGCCGAGGGGGCCGCGGCGGATCATCCAGCACGAGGTGCCGGCCGTGCGCGACAACACGCCGGTGCCTGACGGCACCTTCGATGAGGTGCTCCACTGGGTCGACGGCTCGCCGGAGCGGGCCGCCGCGGCGACGCTCGAGGAGCTCGGCCGCGACCGTCCCCGCAGGACACTGCTCAGCCGGCTTCAGGGTATCGGCAAGTGATGCTCGCCGCCGCCCGCCTCATGGGGTACGCTTCGCGGTGCGAAGCCTCTTCTGTGGGCGCTGCAACCGGGACAACCGAACACCAGGCGCCGAGCGCCTAACCCACAGGAGAAACAAGGCTATGGCCACCGGCGACAACAACGTGTTCATCGAGACCAGCTCGTGTGTGCTGATCGCGGTTCCCCTCGGTGGCGCCAGCGGTTGCGCGATCGTGACGGGCGTTCCGTCGATCGTGACGACCGGCTGGACCTCGATCGCTCTCACCAACGAGATCGAAGCGGGGACCGACTACTCCCAGAAGGGCGCCAACGGCAAGCAGTGCGGCCCTCGTCTCGTCGGCGACGACGTGATCAAGTGGAAGAACGTGGCCGGCACGCTCTGCGTGAAGAACCTGGCCCTCTTCTCGATGCTCTCCGGCGACCCCGTCGTGGTCGACGCGGACGATCACATCGTCGGTATCGAGCACCTGATCGGCGGCGCTTCGGCGTCCGGCTCGGTCTGTGACGCCGCTTCCAACAAGCCGAAGGTCGCCATGTTCATCGGCCGCAAGGCGTCGGACTCCGACGGCGGTTGTGGCGCCAGCGCCTCAACCTCGGGCATGACCGGCCTCAACGGCCACTTCCTCCCGCTGCTCACCGACTTCGTCTTCGAGGACGAGACCTTCGAGGATGCCCGCCAGGCCTACAGCTTCACGGCGAAGGCCTACGCCAACCCGCTCATCGGCCGCGGCCCCTGGAACCTGTGGCCGACCACGGCCGTGCCGACCGCGATCCACAATCAGTCCGCACACTCCGAGCTGCTCATCGCCGCCGGCGGCGTCCCCGCCCCCTCGGCGAACCCGATCGTCCACCCGACGGTCGTCGCTCCGCTCTGATCGACACCGGACCCCTTCTTGGGGCGGTAGGCACGCTTCTTCCCGGTTGCAGGCCTGCCGCCCCGAGTACACTCGCGCCGTGAGCGACACTCCGAATCCCCTGGCCCTGCCCGCCGATTGGAGTTGGCAGCTGGGCCAGCGGTTCCTTGCCGGCGCCCAGCTCTGCGACTACGAGTGCACCCGAGCGTTCGTCGTCGACGCTGGCGTGCCGCTGACGATGTGCTGCGACCCGTGCCAGCTCGCCGTGTCGGTCACCGAGGGTCTCATGCACCCCGACGACGACGCCTGCTGCTACCAGACCTACGGCGACGTGCTCATCATGGTCGACCTCTGCAAGGCCATCCCCGACGAGGACGGCGACTGGGATCCCGTCGAAGTGAGCACCAAGGCGCAGGCCTCCTCGCAGGCCCGCGGTGCCATCTTGCAGGGCCTCCAAAAGATGCTCGGCGGCGACTACCACTACGGTGGCTGGGAGGCCTGGCTGGTCGACCCGATCCAGCTAACATGCAAGAACGTCGACATCGGCAAATGGGCCATCATCGACGAGGAGAACACCTGCGTTCGTTGGGCTCTCCCGATCACCGTGAAGCTCTGAGGAGGGCACATGTCCGATACCACCCCCACCGAGACCGAGGGCAGTGTCGTCGCCCGAGTCATGATCGCCGGCGGCGGCCTCACCTACGGCCAGACCATCACGGTCAAGCCCGACGACAAGCGCATCGGCAAGCGCATCGTGCTCGTCGACACGCCGGCCCCCAAGGGCGCCGCCGACGAGTCGACCGAGGCCGCCTTCCAGGCGATCACCAACCCACCGGCCGATCCGCCCGCCGGTGACGCTCCGACGACCGACGAGAGCTCCACCACGCCGGCCCCGAGCGGTCAGGTTGCCGGTGGCCCGGGTCGTCCTCGAGGCAACTGACGCTGAGTTCGAGGCGTGGTTCCGTACGACACCGGAGTGTCGGCGGGCCACCCTCGGAATCGCCAGCGACATCGCTCGCGCTGCCGCGCTGAACTCGACCGACAGCTTCTACACCGGTCGATACCAAGCGTCATGGCGGGCGCGCCCGCTTCCCGCTGGAGCTGCCGAGGTCGTCAACGATGACGGCAAGGCGATCATCCTCGAGCTCGGCTCAGGTATCTACGGCCCGAAGCGCCGGCCGATCAAGGCCAAGCGGCGGATGATCCGCACCAAGGCCCACACCCGCCACATGGCCGACGGTCGGACCGTGCAGGTGAAGCGGTCGAAACTGCGGCCGGCCTACATGGTCTTCCGGCCATACGGCCAGACCAACCGGTTCCCGACGGCGCCGACTCAGGATCTCGGCGCGCTCGTGTTCGCCAAGGAAGTCAAGGGCCAGCGGGCGACACACAACGGCGAGCGCGCCGCCCGTGAGATCGCCCTGCAGCGCGGCCTGCGGTTCGTGGCGTCGAAGGATCTGCGGTGATACGCTGACCCGGCTATCACCTACCGCAACCGGGAGCACATCATGGCCAAGAAGACCCTCCAGCCGCTCGAGGAACTGCCGTTCTCCGAGCCGATCGTCGTCAACTTCTCCGCTGTCGGTGGCAGCGATACCGACTGGCGCTTCAAGGAGCGCGGCAACTTCTCAACGAAGGCCGACGACAAGACGACGGGCTTCCTCGTCGAGGTCGTCACGAGCGCGATCATCGACGAGCAGCAGGCCGCGTTCCGCAAGGAGTTTACCAAGCTGTGGAACAAGGACAAGATCAGCGCCGAGAGTGCCGGCGAGCTTCTCGAGTGGGTCGACGAGGAGCGGGCCCGCCTGCGCAAGGAGGCCGTCGCTGCAGCCGCCGGCCGCCCTACTGGGGCACCGTCGGACTCTGGATCCTGACGGAGGGGATGGGCGACTTCCTCGAGGGGAAGCTCATCTCGGGCGGGATGCGTCTCGCCGACATCGACATCGTCGAGTGGCTCAACTTCGGGTACTACCGCGCCCTCACTGACTCGCCACCGGAGATCTGTGAGATGGTTTCGCAGATCTCCGAGGCTGAGACCGAGGAGGAGCTCGAGCGACTACTGACCCAGACCCGCGGCCTGTCGATGGCATTGGGGCGCGAGGCCGACGAGTACCTGCGCAAGAAGGGCGTGCACCGCAAGGTGTCCGGCCCAGGGTCCTACGATCCCGACGCCGTAGAGGACGACTGGACGACCTTCTTGGAAGCCGCACGGGAGGCTGAAGCTGAGCTAGCATCAGCCGAGGACCCCGAACCGGAGTAGAGATGGGCGACTTCCAATTCGGCAAGGTCAAGATGCCCGTCGAGCCCGACACGAAGGGCTTCCGTCGGCAGCTGGCCACGGAGACCAAGACGGCGGCCGAGGGCGTCGATGTCAAGGTCAAGGCCGAGCCTAACATCTCCGGTTTCACGGCGTCGTTGAAGCGCATGCTGAAGGCCCAGATCAAGGAATCGGGCATCGACGTGTCGATCCCGGTGAACCTCAAGATCGACCGCCAGCAGCTCAAGACCGACATCCGGTTCATCCAGGCGCAGGTCAGCGCCCAGAACGTGAAGCTCGAGCTGGGCGTCACGATCCCGAAGTCAGCGGTCACGGCCGAGATCCGTCGAGTGCGCGACGTGATCAAGGCCGAGCGCAACGTCGAGATCGTCCTCACGCCCGTGGTGCTCAAGAAAGACATCCAGGCGGCGATCCGCGACCTGAAGGCCTTCGCACGGGCCGAGGGCGCCGAGCTCCCGCTGCGGCCCACGCTCAACGCCAACAAGGGCGCCTTCATTGCAGAAGTGCGCGCCTTCATTTCGGAGATCCAGCGGTCGATCCCCGACCTGCACATCGGCGTCAAGGCTGACACCGGTGCTGCGATCGCCACTCGCGCCGCCATCTCGCGATCGCTCGGTGACGGCAAGGACATCAACCACATCGACGACCAGCTCAAGAAGCTGGCCAAGACCGCCGGAGCCATCACGGGCCCGCTGGGCGGGGTCGGGTCGCAGTTCGCCCGCCTCACCCAGTCGGGCTCGTTGCTCGCTGCCGGCATCGGTGGCCTCGGCGTCGCCTTCGCCGGCATCATCGGCTACGGCGCCAAGGTCGCCGCCGACGCGCAGCTCGCCGACAAGGGCATCGTCGCCCTGACCAAGAGTGTCGGGTTCAGCGCTGACCAGAGCGCCCGCTACATCAAGCAGCTTGAGCAGTTTGCCGCGGTGACCCCCTTCGAGGTCCCGCAGGTGAAGGAGGCCACCAAGTTCCTGATCGGGACCGGCACCGCCGCCGAGGATGTACTGCCGCTCCTCACTCGGATCACCGACGTGGGTGCCGTGCTGGGCTCGACGACGGAGAACATCGAGAACGTCGCCAAGGCCCTCGCCAAGGTCCGGGGCCGCGGCACTGCCCAGCTGCTCGAGCTGAACCAGATCCGCCGCAACCTGCCCGGCTTCGATCCGGTGAAGGCGATCGCCGACTTCAAGGGCCAGACGCTCGCCCAGACCTACACCGACATTTCGCGCAAGGCGATCCCCGCTGAGCTGGCCATCGCCGCGATCAACCAGGGGCTCGCCAAGTTCCCGGGCGCTGCCGGCGCTGCTGCTGCGGCAGCGGAGACGCTGTCGGGTCGGTTCGCCACCCTGAAAGACAACGTCGCCCTCGGCTTCAAGAACGCCTTCCTGCAACCCGAGGTCGAGAAGCCGCTCAACGACCTACTGAAGCGCCTCGCGACCAATGCCCAGGCACAGGTCGCCGATGGAGCTCGCTCGCTCGCCCCGATCATCACCGCCTTCGGCCCGGCACTCGAATCGGGTGTGAAGCTGTTCCTCGAGCTGACCAAGGCCAGCGCCCCGTTCTTCACGAAGCTGCTCGAAGGCTCCACCGTGCTGACGGACCGGTTGACGCCGGCCATAGCCAACCTGCGTCCGCTGTTCTCGGCGTTCGGTGATCTCGTCATCGCCTTGGTGCCAGTGCTCTCCACGCTGCTCAACCTGATCATCTCCGGGGCATCGACCTTCAGCCTGCTCGGCACGGGCCTGAAGCTGATCACGCCGCTGCTCACGACGTTCTCGAACATCATCGACAGCCTGCCGGAGCCGCTGCGAGAGGTGCTCGGACTCATCCTGATCTTCAACCGGCAGAAGATCTTCGCTTCGCTCAGCGAGGGGGGGCCGAGGGCGCTCGAGTACCTCAAGGGCGTCGGCTCAGTCATGGCCAACCTGGCGAAGAACCAGACCGTCGACCTGATCAACAAGCTCGACGCCTTCTCCAGGTCGGCGAAGACGGCCGGTGAGGCCGGGGCGACCGCCTTCAGGGCGACGGCAGACGCGGCCATGGCGGCGGCGGCGCAGACCGCGGCAGCGAGCGCCGCTGTGGGCACGGCCATCGAGCGCATCAACGTGGCCAACTTCCAGCAGGCTCGCGTGCGGGCCCCCGGCCTCGGGTCCGGCGCCCTTGGGCTGCCGTCGGCATCGCGGGGGGCCCTCGACATCATCGACGTGTCCGGCGTGGAGAAGGTGGCCGCCCTTGGCCCCGGCGTCACGAAGACGATCGAAGCCGTTGGCGCTGCGTCTGCTGGGGCTGCCACTAAGACGGGGTTGCTCGGCAGTGCCCTCCGCGGGGCCGCCGGTCTCGCCGCCTCGGCCGGCAACGGATTCCTCAAGTTCATCTCGTCGATTTCCACCCCGCAGCTTGCCGCCATCGCCATCGGCATCGGCCTGATCATCAACCAGTTCCGGCAGGCCAACAAGGAGGCCGGCATCGCCGCCGAGGGTGGCAAGAAGTTCGCCGAGTCGGTGATCGGTGGCCTCAACGACACGAGCAAGAAGACCGTCAGCCTGAGCGACTCCTACCTGAAGGATCTTCGCGACCAGAACACCGACCTCGGCAAGATCTTCGACAATGCCGAGTTCAAGGCTGCGCTCGAGAAGCGCGGCCAGACCGTCTCGGATTACGCCTTCAAGCTGTCCAAGGACAGTAAGACGGCCTTCGAGGCGTACATCGAACTCGCTGGCGCTGCTGGCGATGAACGAGGCCTCTTCTCTCGCGTTGGTTCTGCCTTCGGGTCCGATGACACCGGATCGGGCCTGGAACGGATTCTGGCTCGACAGAAGGCCACCGTCGACTTGCTGAAGGAGTCCACTGGTGCCGGTGCCGACACCGTCAAGAGTGTCATCGCCGAGCAGGAGAAACTGCTCGTCAGCCAGGGCAAGGTGCAGCGGACCTTCGAGTCGAAGAACGGCATCGTCTTCTACAACGACGTGCTCGATGAGAACGGCAAGAAGGTCGCCGACTATAACCTGCTCACCGAGGCGACCGTCAACAAGCTCAAGGAGCTCGGCATCTCCTACGACTTCGCCACCGGCAAGACCGAGGTGTTCGATCAAGGGACGACCAACCTGGCCAACACGCTCGACCTCAGCCTCGACGAGGTGTCCGAATTCCAGAAGAGCATCGACTCGTTGTCGGGCTCGCTCGGCGCTGCCTACGACAAGATCAAGGGCACTGATGTGCTCACCGGATCCAACGGTGTAGTAGCCCAGCTCGGCGGCGCGTCGACGGCGATCCTGCAGCTGATGCAGGACGGCCAGATCACCGCCGAGGAGCTCGCTGGCCTCGCCACCGACATGGGCCTCACCGGCGACGCCGCCTCTGACCTGATCGAGAAGGGCGTCAAGTTCGGCAACCTCTACGTCGCCGAGATCCAGAAGACCCAGGAGGCCTTCAAGGGGCTGATTCCTACGGTTGGCGGCGTGTTCGATGAACTCAAATCAAAAGCTGACGGAGTCTTGCCGACTTACGACGAGTTGCTCAAGGGTTTGCAGACAAAGCTGGAGGAAAGTGCTAAGGCAACGGACAATATCGCCACGATACTCAGGCGGGGTGGCACTGGGATTTTGGAGATTCTCAAGCAGGCACCAGCCGAGGCCCAGGCGGCGTTGGCGGCAGCCATTTCTTCGGCTAACGACGAAACGTTCCTGAAGCTCGAAGATCAGAGCCGTAAAACCGCAGAGGAGATCGCCCGTCAAGGTCAGAACCAGGGCATTGTTGCTGTTGGTATCGTTAATGGTGTTGTTGACACGCAGGTAGCGACGTTGAAGGCCGCCCAGGATGCCCTTCAGAAGATCGCTACCGAAACTCGCACCAAGCTCAGTGTGGAGGCCAACCTCAAGCCCAACGCCCCCGGCCAACGTCGCCTGCTGCTGGAAGATCGTAATGCCACTACGAGCGCCTCGGTCGCTACCACGGGCGCCGAAGTAACGGCAGCTGTGGCCGGCGTTACCACCGACGTGAACAATCTCCTTGGTACAGTGCCGGTTGCCGCTAAGAAGGCCAACGACGACGCCGTAGCCGGCCTCCTGCCGCTCCCGCAGCAGATCACCTCGGCAACCGTCCCCGGGCTCCAGACGTGGTCCTACGACGTGGCTGCGACCACCGACACGGCAGCCAACGCCTTCGGGTCGCTCGCCATCCGCGGAGTCGACGCGATGCAGCGGCTCGCCAACGGCATCGAGACGCCGGCCGCCCGCATCGTCGAGGTCGTCGGATCGATGGCGGCCGCCATCAACGCGGTCAGTGGCCAGATCGGGTCGGGTGACACGATCGTTGTGCCGGGCATCACGAAGAAGTACATCGGGGCTCGGACCGGCAAGGTCGAGGTGAAGCACTCGGGTGGCGTCGTCGGCGACGGCATCTCATCGTCGCGACTCAACGGGCCGGTGGCGTCGAATGAGCAGCTCGTGCTCGCCCAGAAGGGCGAGGGCGTCGTCCCAGTCGACGCCATGAAGCGCCTCGGGTTGCAGCAGTTCCGGTTCATCCAGAAGGGGGACATCACCGGCCTGCTCGCCGCCAAGGACAAGGTGCCCGGCGCCAAGGCGAACGTCTCTGGTGCCAACGACATCGGCCAGGTCGTCGCCGGCGGGCTCGGTCCGGTGCTCGGTAGCGCTATCGGCGGGGCGATCGATCGTCTGGCGAAGAACGTCACCAAGTACCTCGACGAAGTGTCGTCGCTCATCGACGCAAAGGTGGGCGCCACGCCGGGACTCATCCCGGGCGGCAACATCGGTGGCGCCGGCTCGGGGGCCGCTGCCGGCTGGATCCGGGCAGCCATGGCGATCACCGGCGCGCCGGAGTCATGGTTCACCGGACTCATGACGTTGGCCAAGCGCGAGTCGGGCTTCAACCCTCGAGCTATCAACAACTGGGACAGCAACGCCGCCAAGGGCACGCCGTCGATCGGTCTCATGCAGACCATCGGCCCAACCTTCCGGGCCTACGCGCTGCCGGGCTACACGGACATCTACAACCCGGTGCACAACGCCATCGCCTCGATCCGGTACATCAGGGCCCGCTACGGCGACATCTCCCGGGTGCAGCAGGCCAACGCCTCGAAGCCGCCGAAGGGCTACTACTTCGGGGATCTGGTAACCACCGAGCAGACGGCCCGGGTCGCCGAGGGCGGCAAGGCTGAGCTGATTCTGCCGATCCAGAGCAACCCCAAACGTGCTGAGGATCTGCTGACCAAGTACATCTTCGACCCGACCGTCTCGGGTGTGAACGCCGACAGCCTGATCGCACGACTCGAGAAGGCCGTGAGCAACCGCGGCGCCGATAAGCAGGTCACTGTCGCCGACGGCGGGTCGCTCGTCACGCTGCAGATGCAGGGTGAGTCCATCGAGTCGCTGATGGCTCAACTCGGCACTCGTGCCGGCGCCATCGTCAGCCAGATACTCTCGTAGGTCATGGGCTGCTTCAACGGGTTCCTCTGTTACGACGGCGTCGAGTTCGTCAACGCTGCCCGCGACTTCCACTACATGAATACCTTGGGCCACCCAGGCATCGTTGGCCCCATCGACATGTCGTGCATCTGCGACGGTCTGGGCCCCGACGAAGGTGAGTGGACGAACCCCATCGACGACGACGTGTGGTGGTACGACGCCGCCGTGCCAGCTTCGGCCGACGTGGTCGGTCTCTGGATCGAGGACTTCAAGATCTCCGCGCCGATGAAACGTGAGGTCAAGGAACGCCTGTGGGGTGCCTCGATTGGCTCCCCGGTCTACGGCAAGCGCGAGGTCGTCATCACCGGCTGGGTGCTCACCAAGTCGGCGAGCGCCACGAGCTACATGCGACAGGCCATCCACGAGCTCCTGGTCGGCGCCGACAACTGCGGCGGGTGCTCACCGCCCGACCTGACCTACTGGGAGACCTGCCCGACCGAGGACGACCGGCACGTTCGCAAGATCCTGCAGTGCGGTCTCACCCAGTTGGACTGGGAAGTCGAGCCGTCGTTCGACTACGCGCAAGGCTCCAAGTTCATCGCCACGCTCACTTCTGAGATCCCGTGGATCGCCAAGGAGCCGGCGACGGTGTACGAGGCACCGGCTCTCGATTCGGTACCCATCTGCAACATCTGCAACCCGTGCCCTTCGTCTTCAACGGTTGACCTCTCGTGTGGATGTCTCACCGAGTCGGTGCAGGTGGTGCCCGAGCCCGACCGATTCGGCTGCTACCACGCTCCGATCACGGTGGCCCGCTCGTGCATCCTGATCAGCCCCACGATCCTTTGGGGTCAGGGCGTCATCAACCTTGAGATCTACGCCGGCCTGGCCCACAACGCCGACGGTTCGGGACTGCGCAACATGCGAGTCCGAGGTTGGCCGAACCCCGATGGGCTCGGCGTGGACTCGGCGTCGATCGTGTGCACTGAACCGTGCATCGACATTGAGATCGCTTGCCTCCCGGCTGGATCCACGCTCACGATCGACTCGATGAAGCGACGCGCCAAGATCGTCAAGGACGGACGGGAGTCCCGCGGCGTGCGGTACCTGTCTTCCTCCGACGGCGGGATCTTCCGGTGGCCCGAGTTCTCGTGCGCTGGCCTCTACCTCTGCATCGATGCCGATGGCACCGGCACCTCGGACACAGCGACAGTGCGCATCGAGACCCAGGAGTTCGAGCGTGCCTGACCTGTCGGTCGAGTCACGGTTCGACGCTCCGCGCCTGCGCTCGGGAGACCAGTGGTTGCTGAACACGCGCGCCTGCACGCAGAGTGGTGGAACCGTCAGCCTCGCTGGCTCGGTTCCTCGGTCGGTGAGCGGTGCCCTCGAGTATCGAGTCAACTCCACCGGCACCTGGACGACCTGGCTACCGGTGCCCGAGACCGACTCGATCGATTTCGAGTTCAGCGCGTCCTTCATCCTGCCTGCCGGCCGGTGCGCCAACTACCAGCTGCGAGGCGTCGCCATCGCAGCTGGCGACTACCCCTTCAGTATCGGTTGGTCTCGCGTGGGCAGCGAGCCGGTCGATGGCAGCGTCGGTCTCGTCGTCATCCCGGGCACTTCGATTGTGCCGGCGAACGACGGGCCCGAGCAGGGCATCTCCTGTCTCGGCGTCGGGGAGTACGGGGTGCGAATCGTCAGGCGGGCGACCCCCACCTCACGAGGCGGCGTGGTCGGCGAACTCACGCCATACTCCGGCAACTGGGCCCGTCTCCTCAACGCCACGAGCGACGCCTCCGTTCGCATCCCCCTCCGTGACCGCAACGGTCGCCAGTCCGACGACTGTGACATCCTGAACGAGATCCGACCCTGGCGACACGAGCTCGAGATCCACCGATCGGGTCACCTCGTGTGGGCCGGTCCGATCCTGAACATCAAGGCAGACCCTCGCACCGGTCAGGCCGACATCTCCGCGAAGGATCTGTCGGCGTGGTGGGCGAAGCGGTTCCTGTTGCAGGACTTCAACTTCCTGGGCACCGATCTCGCTACCATCTTCGAGGCCTACGTCAACTACACCCAGCTCGTCGACCCCTACGGTCTCGAGGTGACCACGACGCCGACGGGCATCCTCGGTGACCGCACGGTGATCGGTCGCTCGGTGCTCTCGGCTGCCAATGAGCTGAGTGAGCTCGATCGCACTGGCGTCGACTGGACGATCGCCAACCGCACGGCGTTCGTCGGCGGCACCACGATCAACGGAAGGAACTCGCGCATCCCGACCGTCTTCACCGACGAGTCGTTCCGAGATCCACCGATCACCCGACTGAGCGGCGACGGCCAGGGGAACGACTGGTACGTCAAGGGCCGGTCCGACGACGACCTCGGTCGCTACACGAGCTCCGACGGCGATGGCGTGCTCATCATGTCGAAGCGCACCGAGTACAGCATCGAGGACAAGAACTCGGCCGACGCCGCAGCGCGTGGCGCATGGGAACGTTCACACGATCCGCTCACCTACGTCGAAGGCGACAACGCACTGGCCTCCAGCGCCGAGGTCGATATCCAAGAACTGCTCCCAGGTGTCGAGGCGGCGGTGTCCCTCTCGGGCGGCGGCGCGGTTCCCATGGTCGGGGTGCTGCGCCTCGAGCGCATCGCTGTCAACTTCACCGAGGGCAACGAAGAGGTGTCGATCTACATGCAGCCGAAGGGGATGACCGCCGATGAGTGATCGCACTCCCGGGGCGAACCCGGCCGGCGGGTTGGGATGGGTGACCGATCTGGCGCGCAAGGTCAGGGATCTCGAGCGGCGCCTCGACGACATGGACAAGAAGGCTGACTCACCGACCAAGGGCTTCCTCTGGTTGCCCGGTGGCGGTGGGTCCGAACTGTGGGTCAAGAGCACGGTCACGGGTAGCCAGGAGAAGGTCGCCGGCCCTCTCTAGGCTGGTACACTTCCCGCTATGGCCGGCATCAACGACTGTATCGACCCGTGCAGCCTTGAAGAGAACGGATCAGGTCTCCTGCAGGTCCGTCTCGCCCCCGGCGGTGGCATCACCTGTGGGGGGGGCGGCCTCTCGGCGACGACGGCCTTCATCCCGCACTTCGAGAAGGCCGACGGCGAGCCCTTCGCCGTCCCAGGCCCTCTCGGCCCTGACGGCATCGTCAACCCGACCCTGCCCGGTCCCGGTGGGACGCCGGTCACCTCGGTCATGACGGGGGCGCCGTTCGGCCTGCCGTCGGGTGGGACATGGTTCGTGTCGCTCCACGCCACGGCGAACCTGAAGCTACTCCCGCCGGCGACGGGCGCCTCGGAATGTGGACTCTCGCTCCTCGGCTCCGTTGATGGTGTGAACTACAAGGAGCTGCACGCGGTCAACTACATCACCGACTCAGCTGGCAAGATCGGCCCGGGCCCCTGCTACCAGGAACCGCTGCAGGTCTACCTTCCCGGTGGGACCGTGTTCACGCCGACGTTCGTGATTAATTACAATCGTGAAAGTGCAGCAAATGACGCTGACTTCATCAAGGCCACGAGCCAGCGTTCGTGGTTCTGGGTGCACAAGGTCTCATGACCGTCAAGCCGGGGGAACTCGCAGCGGGGCTCGACCTCTATACTGACGCTCTCGCCTGGCGCGGCCAGCCCTACCGTCTCGGCGCCGAGTCCCGGGTCACGACCGTCTCGCCAGGCGTTTCGGACTGCTCCGAGCTCATCGAAACGACGTGTCGGATCAACGGCGTCAGGATCCCCGACGGCGCGCAGAACCAGTACAACTGGTGCAAGCAGCACGGGCTCCTCATCCCGGTGTCCAAGGCTCGAGGTATCGTCGGAGCGCTCGGCTTCAGGATCAACTTCTCGGGCGGCGACCACGTCGTCTACTCCGATGGCCATGGCGGCACCATGGAAGCGAAGGGCCGGGCCTACGGGTGCGGCACGTTCTCCTGGGACGGTCGCTTCAACTACGCCGGCCTCATCCCCGGCGTCGACTACACGAACAAGGGCCGCGGCGCCCCCGGCCACACCCCGACGCCGATCGCCACCAACCCGCCGGTCGAAGCGGCCAAGCCCGCTATCCGTCCATCCACGTCCGAGGAGGACGACATGCGAGTGATCATCTTCAGCTTCGACGGCGGGGGCCAGGAGAAGTGGCTCTACGTCGGGTCGGTGCAGGCTCCGAACGGGCGCATCGTCCCGGGGTGCGCCATCCACATCACCAACAAGGCGAAGGCTGAGGTCGAAGGTCTGACCGGACAGAACCCGGCCGTCGGTTGGGTGATCGGCACGGAGCAGTCGAACAAGACGAAGTCCTACTTCACCGAGATCACCTTCGACCAGTGGCGTCAAGCCCAGCTTGGCTGGCCGAAGTGAGCGCCGACAAGCCGACACTCGCCGAACTGCGACGCCGACTCCGGCTCGCAGCGACCGACATCCTGTCGCGCTTCGGCTGGACGTTTCTGCAGGTCTGCGGTGGCCTCGTCGCCGCCGAGCCGGTGCAGCACTTCGTCAACTCTCAGCTCGAAGCCAAGTTGCCGCTCTGGGCCTTCCAGGTGGCGAGCCCGGCCGCCATCGCCCTCCTGAAGAACATTGCCGCCGCACTCGTCGGCGAGGAGGGTACGGCCACCTTCACGAAGGCCCCCGACATCATCGAGGTCGAACCCGTCGAGGCGCCCGTCGGGCCCGCCGTCATCATCCCGGCCCACGTCGATGTGAGCCCGTTCGCCGTGCAGCCGCAGCCTCTCGCGCCGCCGCCGTTCCGCGAGGGCGTCGAGGGTGATTCGGGTGATGCGGTCCCTGTGGATCCCCCGGACTTCGGCGCGTAGTTTCGTTCGGCGTCGACTATGCTACCGCCGTGCTCAGCCTCTTGATCGTCGCCCGAGTGCTGGCCCAAGAGGCCCAGCAACATGCAGCCGACCCGATGCCCTGGTGGGTCGGACTCGCCATTGGTACGAGTGCCTGGTTTGTCATCGCCTACCTCTTCTTCACCGGCAAGCTCCACGGTGACGCCGAGGTCAAGGAGTGGAAGCAGCTGTGGCACGAGGAACGGGAGGCCCGGAGGTTGTCCGACGAGGCCGCCCGTGACGCTGTGGTCGCCTCGAGATTGGTTGCAGAAGCGATGGATGCTTTGCAGCGGGCCGCAAGGGGTACATGATGTTGGTGATGCGTCGCCGATCAACGGACCCGGACCTCGAGCAAGCGCGCGAGGAGACCTCGGCCGCGCTGGAGAAGGCCGTCGACCTACGTGAGGAAAGCCGGGCGGTGCGCCAGGAGATCGAGCGGATCAGCGCCACGAATGGCTTCGTGGCCATGTTCACCAAGCTGTTGAGGACCGCGTGATGCCGTACACGCCCGACTGGTACCCGCTGACCGCCGCACTCTTCAACGTCTACCTGGCGGTCATCTGCCTGATGTTCCTGCTGCACTGGCCGCGGGTGTACCGCAACCTGCCGTGGATCGGTCTCATGATCGCCGCAAGTGCCATCTTCACCGACGCGCTGCGGGTGCTGCGACGGGTGGTGCTGCCGGGAGGGATCCTGCCGCGCTTCTCGGGCGAGCTCGACGCCTTGTTCTCGCTCGTCCCGTCGATCGGGTTCGCGACGGCCATCACTATCTGGCTCATCGCCGCTCGCAAGGAACGCAGGACTCCCACCATCAACTGACCCGTGGCATAATGTCGCCATGGCATCACGTCAGTACAAAATCCCTGAGCGGGCTCAGGACGCCGCCGTCTTCGATCCCGATTGCGTGATCCTCGGATCGAGGATCATCGATTGGTGCTCGTTCGGCTTCGGCAACACCGTGCTCGTCGACCCGATGGTGCTCGGCATGAAGACTTCCAGCCTCGAGAAGGCGGCCCGTGCCGTCGCCGAGCAGAACGGCTGGCTCTGCAACGTCAGCCCCGTGCCCGACGAGTCGATCCGTGACGGCAGCCGCGACCGCGAGCCCCACGAGCGCCGCCTCGCCATCGTGTTCACGCGCAAGCAGATGGTCAACCTGCTCGGCGGGAGCCAGGGCGAGTTCCTCGGCGCTGTACAGCGGTGAGCGGCTTCCGCCGTCTTGCCGGCGAGCAGGTCCAGACGATCCTTGAAGACCTGCAGAAGGGCTCGTCGATCACGACAGCGGCCCGGAATGCCGGCACGTCGAAGGCCCGCCTCGGCAAGTTCGTCACCGCCGCCCGCCAGGCAGAGCTCAAGATCGCCGAGGGGGAGTGCACGGCTGAGGAGCTCACCGACGACGAGCGATGGGCGATCGAGTTCTACGTCGCCATGGAGCAGGCGCAGGGCATCCTCGAGAACAAGCTGGTCAAGATCGTCGTCGACGCCGGCGAGAAGGACTGGAAGGCCGCCGCCTGGGCCCTGGAGCGCCTCTTCCCTGACCGGTGGGCCAAACGGCCCGTCGAAGCTCCGAAGGCACCCAATCAGCACCTCACGCTCGTGACGGTGGGCGTGTCGGATCCGCAGGCCGAGATGGAGGCGCAGGCCCGCAAGATCCTCGAAGCCGGTGGCCTCGACAAGGTGGCCGCCATGCAGGCCCTCGCCGCCGGTCGCACCGCACCGCCAATCGACGCGGAGGCCGAGGTCGGCGACCTCCGCGATGCTGTGCCTGCCACGGTGCGCGACGCTGTCGATGCCCATGTCCTCGAGGATGAGGAGCCGGAGGAGTCGCCGGCGTCTTCACCGCTGTACGACGACACGTCGGAGTTCTGATGCGCGAGTTCGACGAGCTGGAGGCGCTGATGGCCAAGCCGGCCTCACCGCTCGCCGAGATCCGCCGGGCAGGGTGCGAGACCGGGTGGCGCGGCTGGCTGGCGTCGTGCGCTCAGCACTTCACCTACAAGGGGTTCGCCCCGCACCACGAAGAGTTCTGGGACTGGGTGTGGACAATCGAGAACGGTGAGCGACCACAGCCGGCGGCGCACATCAACATCTGGTCACGATCCCACGCCAAGTCGACGAGTGCCGAGCTCGCTGTCGCCCTGCTCTGCGCCCGCGGGAAGCGGAAGTACGTCGTCTACGTGTGCCGGACCCAGGATCAGGCGGATGCTCACGTCGCCAACATAGGTGGCATCCTCGAATCGCAGGCCATCGCCGACGTGTACCCGACGGTGGGACAGCGCCTCGTCAACGACTACGGCCACGCCAAAGGGTGGAAGCGCAGCCAACTCCGCTCTGCTGCCGGGTTCTCTGTGGAGGCCTACGGGCTCGACAGCGCCCAACGTGGCGCCAAGATCGACCAGTACCGGCCCGACCTCATCGTGCTGGACGACGCAGATGATCCCCGAGATACCGAGGTCACTGTCCAGAAGAACATCGAAGTGCTCACCAAAGGCCTGCTGCCGACAGGTTCACGGTGGATGTGCGTCATGGCGGTGCAGAACCTCATTTCCGATTACGGGATCTTTGGACGCATGGTCAGCGGCGAAGCAGACTTCCTCGTCGACCGCCACCTATCGGGCCCGATCCCGGCCATCGAAAACCTCGAAACCGACATCCGCGAGAACGAGGAGGGACAGAACCGATATGTGGTCATTGGCGGCCAGCCGACTTGGACCGGCTACACCCTCGACGATGCCCAGAACGACATCGACACGTATGGTTTCAGCGCCTTCGATGTCGAGTTCCAGCACAACACCGGCGGCATCGGCGACATGTTCCCGCCCGACAAGTGGATCGAACTCGACGACATGCCAACATGCCGTCGTTACGTGAGGGCATGGGACTTCGCTGGCACCGACAAGAAGCGCTCCGACTGGACGGTGGGCGTGAAGATGGGTCGCCTCAACGGGCGCACCTACATCGTCGACGTGATCCGGCGGCGTGTCCTCTCCGGCGACCTCCGCGAACTCGTGCTGGCGACGGCCCAGCGCGACGGCAAGCGCTGTCGCATCGTCATCCCGAAGGATCCCGGCCAAGCCGGGATATACCAGGCCGTGGACTTCGGGACGGGCCTCAACGGCTACAGCGTCTACCCCGAGCCTCAGACCGGCTCGAAAACGACGAAGGCCGAGGCCTTCTCAGGTGCACAGCAGCTCGGCATGGTTCACGTCCCGAAAGCCGCC